TGGTGCCGTAGTCTTCGCTGTTGTAACGGCCCTTCTTCATGCCGACGATGAGCTTGACACCAACGCCAAGCTCGCGGTCGTAATCGAAGAGCTGCTCGGTCCAGTTGAACTTGGTCACGCCGCCGTTCATGCCGAACGCCACGGAAGCCGCCTGAGCGCCGCAGAACACTGCGCGGCGGGTGTTGGCGACAGCCGCGCCGGTCGAGCCATGCACGCCCTGAGGAATGCGGGTGGCTTCGACAAGCAGGGTACGGTTGTAGATGCCGAGAGCGCCCGTGAAGAGAGCGTTCTTGTCACCTTCGCCGCCCTGAAGGCGCTTGCCCTGGAGGTCGAACCAGTTGCCCGCCGTGGACGCATCCGCACGAAGCGAAAGCGTCTGGTCCGGGTGGATGAACATCACGAAGTCAATGTCCTTACCCAGACCCTTGATCGGACGGATGAGCGGGGAAGCCGTGCGGGCACGGTTCACGCACTTGTCGATCAGGGCGAGCTTGAAGGTGTCGCCGGTCCCGAGGGACTGGTCGTTGGCAACCGCAGTGCCGCCACGGAAGAGCCGGTTCGTGGACGGCGCGAGAGCCGCGTTGAAGCCGGTATACTTCGTGTTGGTCTGGGCGGTGTTGCCGGCCAGGGTATTAAAGAACTGAGTGTCAAGGCGGTCCACAGCCCAGTCCTTAAGGGCGTCATACGCCTCCTCGCGGAGGTCGTAGGGAACGCGCTGAGCGTCGATGGTGCCCTTGTTGCGGACACGAACGGCGTGGTTCAGCTCGTTGACGATGAGGCTGTCGGAGTAGGTGCTGAGGGATTCCTCGTTACCTTCCAAAACCTCGTTTTCCGTGACGCCTTCGCCCGAAAGCAGGCTGCGGAGAGCCCAGGTGATCGAGTCACCAGCGCCCTTCTTCGTCTCGGTCATCTCTTGGGCAAGATAAGATCCAGTGGACCCGACATAGTCAGCGTAAAAGGTCTCTTTCAGCGCTTCGACATCGAGCCGCTTGGACCAGAGCTTGACCGCCAAGGCGTCGTTGACGCCATAGGTGGTGATAGCCATCTGGCTAATCCTTTCAGGATTATCGCGGGGGTTTTCGGTGCGGATGCGCGCGTTTCGTCGCGGCGGACGGGACCAATGACGCTGTTGGGCCGGCGAAGCGCTCGATGACGGGAGCGAACCGAAGCGCCCCTTACGGGAGCGATGCGCTGACTGTTGCGGTGGTCAGGAACCGGAGACGCTAGCGGGTTGTGGGCTGTCTCATGGCCCGGCGAGGTGTGCGATCAAGCACCGCCAGCGGCGGCCTTGAAGGCGTTCGTGCCCTTCTTCGTCTTGAAGAGGGCGGCGAATTCGTCATCGCCCATTTCGAGCAATGCAGTTGCGTTGAGCGTGCCCCGCGCCGTGCCGCCAGTGCCAGCGGTAGCGAGGGACTTGTTGGCGTCCTGAGCCTTGGCGATGGTGTCGAGGCGCTTGGGCTCGGGGGCGGCCTCCGCAGCGGCCTCAGGCGGCTGGTATTTCCAGCCTCGAACCTCAGCCATCTGCTTGAGGACGCGAGCGGGGTTCTTGCCCTGACGCAGGTTGTCGTAGGCGAATTTCAGCTCGTCATTGCGGGCCTTGGCGACAGCGGCGGCGCGGTCGTAGCCGAGGATCACCAGCTCATCGACAATCTTGCGCGTCGCATATTCGTAAGCCTGCGCGAACTCCGGGTCCTCCTTCGCCGTCTCAATGGCGATGGTCTTCCAGTCGTTCAACACGCGGGCCTGGACCTGCTCGACCTGCTGGCGCTCCTGCTGCTGGCGGATCGCCGCCTGCTTTTCCTCCTCGAATGCCTTGACCTTGTTGGCGAGCCACTTCTGATGGGCGAAGAAATCGACCTCAGGATCGGGCATCTCGTCGGCGTTGGCCTGCGCCTGCAGGGCGCCGGGCTGGCCGGGCATGGGCTGCTGGGGAACCGCGCCGCTCGCCTGCATCTGTGCAAGCCGCTGCGTGATGACCTCCAGATTGCGGGTGTATCGGTCGTTTGCTTCCTTGGCCTGACGCTCGGCTTCCTTGCGGCGCTCGCGCTCGGCTTTGAGAGCCCCATAGGATACCGGCTGCTTGTCCTTGTCGGCGTCGCCGTCACCATCCGTCGCGTCAGGCTTTACGCCCTCGGCTTCCGGCTTGGCGGTGGTCTGCGGTGCGGCCTCGGCTTTGTCCGTCTTGACGGCGTCAGCTTCGGGCGCGGGGTCGTTGGCAGGGGCTTTCTCGCCACGGGAAGAGAAATAGTCCTTTTCGGCAGGGCTAAGCTCGCCGGCGTCAACCAGCGTGGTTTCAGTCTCGCTCATGTGTGTCCTTTTGACCTGTCGTGGTCAGCGATGCGCCCGATAACGGGGGCGATCCGAAGCGCCCTGTACGCCGGGCGATGCGAAGCCGCTGTGGATCAGCGGGATAGAGGTCACTCCCAAGAGTGAATGAAGGTGCCCGTGCCCCAGATCACCTGAGAGGCGGTGGCCGTGCCAATGATGAACTTGGCGACGAGCGCCACGAACTCGCCGGGGTTGACGTAGATCGGGCTGTCGAACTGAATATCGATAGGGCCGAACTGCGGCTGCGCACCGATGGCGGCGCCAACCGGCCACGTCATCAGGCCCATCGCGACGCGGCGCGGGGCCTTCGTGGTTGCCGCTTCGGCCGTGGCTAAAGATACCGCCGTATGACCGAATGCGAGGGACCATTGCAGGACCGTCGCCGTGGTCGCGACAGCCGCGCCAGTATTGACGCAATCGACGCGAACGCCGTTGATCTTAAGGCGACGGTTACGGGTCGAGACGGTCGGCGCCGGAACCTGAAAGCTCGTGACAATGCCATCGGTGACAGCTGTAGCCGCCGCGTTGAAACGGAACTGACCGCCGAGGCCCGTGACAAGCGCCGCCGTGTTGGACAGAGCGGCAGCGGCGGTCGGGTCGGCCGAGTTGGCGTAGCTCGCCAGCGAACCCATCGTGCCGCCGGAAAGGCCCTGATAGGCCCCGACCATGCGGTTGTTGATCTCGCCCATGGTGTCGCTGAATTGCAGGCCGCCAATGCAGACCGAATAGTTTTTCAGCGTCGCCTGGAACACGCCGCCGGCTGCGCCGCCCGCAATGACATGGCGCATGGCGAAGGGCAGCGATTCCGACGCATAGGGCTGGCCCTGCCCGACAGGCGTCCCCAGCGTGGCGTAGAGCTTGTTATCAATCCAGAACGAGACGGTCCGCTCATGGACAACGATCATGAACTGATAGAACCGGTTGACCGTGTAGGCGAAGGCCAGCGGCGAGGTCGTCAGTTCGGAGCCATTGTGGTTGATGACGCCGACAAGGCCCGTGGAACTGAGCCGGAAGAAGACGCCATCCGTAGGGGCAAACGGGTTGGAACCCGCATCCAGAAACAGGCCGAAATCAACTACGGTGTTGGCGACAGGCTGAGCCGAAAACGCAATGGTGGCCGAGATGTTGAGCGTGCCGGGGTCGATCAGTGGGAACGTGGCGTAGGTCCTGAACCGCGCGCCGGTTGTGGTCGTGGTGATCGAGCCGGAGTTGAAAAGCAGGCCACCGGTCGCCCAAGTGGCGGCAAGCGTCGTGTTGGCGAAATTGTGCTTGCCGGTGTTCTGGGCGGTGTAGTTGAACGTTTCCTCGTCCAGCGGCGTGTCCATGGCGACGCGCAGACGGAAATCCTCGTCAGCCTCCGGCGAAACCAGCTCGGCCGTCCCGGTGATCTCGCCGGGGTCGTTTTCGCTGAAAATCCGCAAGCCGCCGACCGATGCAGGAACGGTCGCGTCAGGCAACCGGACACGAAGCTGATTTGTGGCGTCAACCTCGGCTTTAACCCCGGAGAGGCCAGCGATATTTGCGTCAAGTGCCATTGCTGTTTCCTATATCCACGACCAGCGGACGGCCCAGATACCAGTGATCTTTTCGAGCGAGCGGGCGTGAATGGTGAACCCGGTCCCTGCGGAAGGCGCGCCCGGCGCCAGCGCTATGAGCGCCGGGGCGTAACGATGGTCTGCCGCTGTGTGGTCGCTTGTCGTGTCATCCGCCGCGAACCAGACCGCGACGACTGATGCTCCTGTGATGCCGGTCTGCCCCGTGACGGCAATGCTTGCTTCATTGCTGCCAGGGTGCGCGCCGAAATTGATTTGGGCCGTGCCGGTTGTTGGGATGCCGCCGGCTGGCCCGGTTTCTCCGGTAGGCCCCTGAGGCCCCGTTTCTCCGGTGTCGCCTTTATCGCCCTTGTCGCCTTTGATACCCTGCGGGCCTTCCGGCCCCTGAGGCCCGGTCGCGCCTGTTGCGCCTGCGGCGCCTTGAACGCCTTGAACGCCTTGCGATCCTGTGGCGCCTTGCGGCCCGGTGGGGCCTTCCGGCCCCGGATCGCCGCGCTCGCCCGGCGCCCCGACATAGATGGTCGAAAACGCCCGCGTCGTCTGAGAGGTCGAGATCGAGCTGTTCTTGACGACCGCCGTGATCGTCAGATCGTCGGTGATCTCAGCCATAGGACACGTCGCCCTGTACGGTGACGACGCCGGCCACGATGGTCCTCACGACCCCGGCAAGCGTGATTTGCAGGTCGTGATTGTAGTTCTTCGGGTTGCGGACTGACGGTCGCGGCAGAGCCAGCGTCCCGTCTTCGTCGGGATCGCCCGGAACCACGATGTCAATCTGCTGAGGCGCCGCCACGGTGGCATAAGCGCTCCAATCGGCCACCAAAGCGCCCGAAGACGAGCGGACCTGCCACGTGATCGAAGCCCCGGTCAGGTCAATATCCTCCGCGATGGTCAGCGTCACGGTGAAGGTGTCGCCGTGATAGATCGTGAGGTCGAGAACGCCGGGGCCAGCCATTTAGAACTGCCCCGGTGGGTTAGGCATCTGGACCAGCCCCGGAGGGGGCGGAAGGTTCGTGCGCCCCGGCATGTCGGGACGAAGCGGCATCGGAGCCGGCCGGCCATCAGGGCCAATCCCCGGAGGCATCTGGGGCGGCATAGGCGGCTGCATCGGCATATCGGGCGGCGTCATGCTTCCCGGCTGGAAAGGAAGCCCAGGCAACGGCCCTGAGGGGACCGGAGCGGGCGGCAGGTTCGGGCTGACATTCGCCATGATCGCCGGAAGGACAGACATGGCGGTCGCGGCCTGACGCGCCATCGCATCGGCGCGGGACTTCTCAGCCGACGCGGCGTCCTTGTCGATCTTCGCGATCTCGGCGGCCTTCTGGATCGCCATGATCTCCAACTGCTCGGGCGGCGGGGGCGGCGGGGCCTGCATCAGGATTTCCGCAATGCCGTTCGCAAGGTTTTCAGGCAGCGGCGAAAGCTTGAACAACTGCGCCATAAGCGGCGGATTGGCCTGTGCGGTCGGAGCAATCATCGAGATCATCGACTGGATCACTGCCCAATTGCGCTCGCGCGCATTCGGGGAGGTCGGGGCCTCATCAACCACCACGTCATATTCGCCCAGGACGAACTCACGGCGCAGGGGCAGATACTGCTCGTGCTCCGGCCCGACGATCTTCACCAGACGCCCATCGGAGAGGTACTGCTGGATCATCAGCAGAAGCGCCTCGCCGTGCGACTTGTAGTAGTGGCGCAGCCCGTCGAAATAGGGCTGCAAGATCGTGATGCCGGCCTGCCTGCGCTGCGTCTCGACAATGCCCGGCTGGTTGGCATCGCGCATGCCGAGCATTTCGAGGTTCACGCCGGTAATGAGCGGCATGGTGGACATCGAGAATTGCAGCATGTCGGCCTGCCCCTGAGGCAGGGCCGTCGTCGGCTTGGGCTGGATCTTCGCAATGCCGCCGCGCTCAACCCATGTGATCGCGTCGGACTTGGCCCAGCTATCGGCTGCGTCGTCATCGTCCTCAAACGCCCCGCGCTCGGCCATAATGCCGCCCTTCGCGTTGCTGTTGAGGATGTGCATGATCTGGCTGAACAGCTTGTTCGTCCAGCGCTGCGGGTCTTTCATCGGGCGAACGAGCCCGTAGAAATGCCCCTTGTTGTGGTCGCGCTTGCCGGTCATGAACTTGTAGGTGAAGTGCCCCGGAATAGGGGTTTCCTTGACCTCCAAGACGACCTGGCCAATGAAGGCCCGACGATAGACGCGGCGATACTGGTTCACGACCTGCTGAGGCGGGGCGATCCCCATCATCATCATGTCGTCAGGCGTCATCTGTGCCAGCCGCTCGGCCAGCATTTCGAATTGCTCCTGCGTGACGGTGACTTCCTCGCCCGTCATGCCGTCGATAAAGCGGGTGAACGGCTCGCGCTCAAACCACTGGCATTCGACAATCGTCACCTCACGACCGGAGCCCGGCTCACGGTCGGATTTCTCGTCGTATGCCTCGCCGGGATTGTTCCGGGTGATGTCGCCAGACTTGCCCGCAGCCCAGCCGGCATGCAGCACGGCCGGATCGGCATCCGGGAACATGGCAAGCGCCTCGTCCTCCGGCATCGTGCGAATGCGCCAGACGCGCTTGGCGTCGGAATGGTTGGGCTTGCGCGAGGCGTAGTCGGGGAACACCTCGAAAGGGTCCGTGCGCTCGACCACGGGCGCCCCGTCAGGGTTCGTCTCGTAGTCAACGCGCATTTCAATCGCGCCGCGACCGCAGATCACCATATCGCGGAAGGCGTCGGATTCCTCGTCCTCGGCATGCGCCTGGTCGCGGAACCAATCGCCGGCACTCGTCAGAAGCTCATTGATCCCGACATCGCCCTGCTTGCGCGGGATGAAGCGGATTTCTGTGCGGTTGCTGACCTGAAAGCCGCAGACGCTGTCAATCATCGGGCCGACGCGGTTGAAGCTAGACGCCGGGCGGTTCTGCTCAGCCAGGGCTTGCAGATCGTCCTCAGCCCACTGGTGGCCGGCAACGAAGTCGAAGTCCTCTTTCGCGCCCTCCTCGCCGTCAGGGCCGTCCTTCCATTCGAGGAAGTGGTCGTGATCGGGCTGAAACCAGTCCTTCAAACGCGACAGCAGAGCGTCATCGTCTTCGGCGCTCAGCAGTTCGCGTGTCGGGGTTTCAGCGTCGGTCACGGGTTAGCCGATCTGCTTGCGGATGAGAGCGAGGGCTTCCGTCAGGCCAGCCTCGGTCGGCTCAAAGCCCTCAACGGCGCCATGGGCTTCGCCATGCTTCGTGACGATGCGGATGGAGAGGGTGTCGGCGTCCTGCTCGATGTCGAGATGTTCGATGTCGCGGGCGAAGCCGTTGGCCCATGCCACGCAGGCGTCATAGATCTGTTCGCGGTCCATCTTGCCAGCCTTGGGCTTGGCGACGGCGGGCGCCGCGATCTTGTTCTCGCCAACGTTTTCCGGCGCGGTCGGGGCAGCGGGCGCCAGCTCAGGCACGTCAAGGATGCGCGACCACTCGGTAGCGTCCTCGTCGGAAAGCGTCAGGTCGCCGGACGCGGGCTCCGGCATATCGCCAAAGAACACCTCATCCGGGGCGGGCATGGCCGACACAGCGTCGGACAGCGCCTCACGGGATGCGCGCTGCTCGGCAAGCGCTTCCTCAATCGCCGCGATCAGCTTGGCCGCGCCCCATCGCTTGTCGAACTCAATGCCGCGCACCTCTGCGAACGAGGCAAGCTCGTCCTTGGACATGGCGGAGAAATCGGGGTGATCGGTCATGCGGAACCTCAAATGAGCTCGCCATGTCCACCGAACCCCTCGGCCAAGGCGGCGCTATAGACTGCGCTCAGTTCGGCGTTGCGGCTGACGATGCGGGCGATGACGGATGGGATTGCGCTTTCAAGGCGCGGCGCGTGTTCTGACTGGTCCGCGATCATCTTTTGGACGCGGGCGAGCATGTCGATTTCATGGGATAGGTTGAACGCCAGCTTACGAGCCTGCCCCCGGTATCGCTCCAGGCGCTCAGCTCGGTCGCTCATACGAACCTCAGAATGAGCCGCAATCGACCGACGCCGACGAACTGGTGTCGCAGGCGGGCGAAGATGCGGACGATGCGTCGGAAAACGACGCAGAAAATGCAGCGCCGTAAGCGAGCGCGAGCGGGACGTTAAGCCCCGCGTCGCTTGACGATGTGGCCGCGTGACAAGCGGCGGCAGGCGTAGGCTGAGCGGCGTAGCGTGACGGGCTGGCCTCTCGGGCTTCCCGTTCAACGCGGCGATCTGTAGAGCGGGAGCCGGCGCCGAGCCCGATGCGAGGGGCGCGCTCCCAATCGAAGCCTCCCGGCGGCCTCTGCGCCTCAACGAACGGGCGGTAGGCCCTGTCCATCATGGCGCTCCGGCGTTTTAAATCCTTGCGGTCTGGATCGTGTTCGATCCGCGTAGCGTTGTCCCAATCAATGCGGGAGGCCCACTCGTGTTTAACCGGGCGGTATTCCGGCGCTGCCGGCGCTGCCGGCGCTGTTGCATCGGCCATCGAGCGGATGAGCAAAGCCGTCACCAGCAAGATGGCGGCAAGGCCCAGGACGATCTCGACCATCAGACCGCACCATGCTTGAGATCGCCAACCGCTTCCGCGATGGCCTCAATCAGGTCGGCCTCGTCCTCGTTAAGCGGCTCCTGCGCTTTGACCTCGCGGACGGACCGGGCGATTGTCTCGTCCTCGGCTTGGCGAATCTCGTTCAATGCCAGCCTGACGATGGCTGGCCGGATCTCCTGCAACACTGCGTTTGCGAGCCTATTGGCCCTGTCGATAGGTATCATTCATCACCCTCGGGTTGCTCATGCTCGCGGCATGAAAAAGCCCGCCGGTTAGGGCGGGCCATTGAATCGTGCGGGCCGGGCTTGATACCGGCTTTCAGCTTTTGTCGGGGATCTCGCCTAGCGCTTTCGCACCCCGGCTTCGGACGGCGCCGTGCCTACCTGACCGTCCACCCTTAGGAGCCGGGCACCCGGCTTGCTGCCTTGTCCTCTCAGCGGCTCTCGCCGCCGCACGAACTGTATCCCCCTCCAGGAATCGAACCCGCTATAACCCGCCGATTCGAACGGCTTCACCGCGTTGCGGTAGGGTCGCCTGCCAAGGGGGTGAAAGCTTTGGTGACGCAACTTGCCACGTTGCACATTAGTAGCGCGGTCTTTTCGGACAATCAAGCGTTTTTGCAAGATTGTGGGTGGAGACGGCGACGAGATGATTGACGGGTGATGATCCTATGGGAGGCCCGATCACCTCTCGTTGTGACAGACACGCCGACTTGCCTGCGGAACCCACCTCCCGAATTGCGTCAGGCCACGCTTAACCAGCGCCCCTGTTTGATGCTGGCTTTGCGCTCTTCATATTCGCGCTTCCAGTCCGCGTAGGAAACGGCCCGCGTAGGGCGGCCATTCACCTCGCGATCCCAAGCCGCCGTGCGGTCCAGATAGTCAATGAAATCGGCCCATGAACCCTTAGGGTTAGCCGAGTGCTCCCGAAGGTCCCTGACCTCATCATCCGTCATGTCGGTGATCTCGACATTGCCGTACTTGGTCAGGAACACGCCGACCGAGCCTATCCTGTTCCCGTAGCCGTCAAGCATTGGAGGGGCCTCGCCGGCTCTCTGCAGCCCATTCGTCCAGCCTGTCGCAGGCTTCTTGGAGGGTTTTGCCCCCATCCTCGGGCGTTATGCGCGGGGCGTTCATAGCAGCGCGAAAGTCCCAACCCGCCGGGAAGAGGCGAGATCGGGGCAATTCAACCGCACGCAATGCCGCGTCGACCATCTCTTGAAGTTCGCCGTACCGGTTGGCCTGATCCTCAACTGTCCAGTCCTTGCGGGCTTTCCAGTCGAGCGCCATGATGCGCGTTGCGAGATCGGAGGCGATGTCGTCGCTCATGGCTTCGTCACCTCGATAGCGGCGCGGCCTGCCCAGTAGAGCGGCCATGCCCAGCCTTTCGCGATTGAATCTAGCGCCCTATCGCTCTGGCAAGCAGCCTCGCTTTGCCAGCCGCATTCATGCCGGTTGAATTCCCAGCCGAATGTGAGGAAAGCGCCGACGAGCCACACAATGAGCAGAGCCCAGCCCCAGTCGATGTGCTCGCGGACTTGGAGGATGTGCTTCATGCGCCGCGCGCCTCCTCATAGGCGGCAATGGCCCTGCTGGCGCGGGCGATGTAGCGAGCGCGAGCTGTGCGGCTCATGCCTTCCCACACTTGCCCGTCGAACTCGGCGTCGGAGCGGGCCGCTGCCTCAATGCCGTCAACGGCGCGGACGATTGCGGTCCTCGCCGCTCGCTCCGCAATAGACGACATTTTCTCGCTACAAATAGCGAAAGCTGAATCCGTCATCGCCGCTCGCATGATTGAGAAATCGACGCGAGAACACTAGCAAATGCGGTCCTTGCTAACAAGCAAAACGGCGGCTTAATTCACCGTTTCGGGGCGATTTCTGCCGCTTTTCGCCATCTGCCGCGCCAAATACGCAGCGCCCTTCGCCGTCACGACGCCCGACGCAAGAGACGCGCCGTATTCGATCAAGCCGCGCTTGTGAGCCCGCTCGCAGGCAGCGAACGCAATCTCAACCGGAGCGCCTGTCACCCGTGCGATCTCCTCATGAGGGGCGCCGGGAAGGGGCTTGCCGAACCGCATCGCGACCATGAGCGCCTTGCTGCGCTGGTCGAACGCGAGCAGAACGGCAATGTCGGGGATGTCGGAGGACTTCCAGCCGGTGATGCTGGCGGTAATCATTCCGTGACAACCTCTCGCGCGATGACCATGGCCTCAGGCATCCACCCGACAGGAGCGCCACCATCGTACGCCCGCGAATACTGCGGCCGCGCCTCGTCATAGATCAGGCTGTAGAACCCGCTGGGGATCGCGATGTACCATTCGGGGCGCGGTGCTTCACGGGCACGGCGGACGGCATCGTCCAGCATTTCCAGAGTGAGCCCGCTCATGCCGCCATCCACCCCTTGCCGCCGCGCTTCGCCGCCTTGAAGTCATAGCGCTTCCGCTCGGCGCGTTCCTCACGCTCTGGCGCAATATGCTCCGCAAACGTCAGCGCGACCGCGTCCCACAAGTCAGGGGAGATCACGCCACGACGGCGCATGTCCTCTTTCTTTTCGAGCTGTAAACGGGTGAGACTGTCGTACTTATAGCCAGGCCCGCAGGCGTCGGCTTGAAGCGCATCCTCATCGGGGATGTCGGCGCCGGCTTCGTCCTCAAGCCATTTCTTTGACCGCATCCAGATTTCAGCGCGGCGATTGAGCGGCCCGCCACCATCGAGCGAAGGCTCCTCAGGCGACGATCCGAAATTCACCGGCACGACCTTACGGCCATAGCCCATTTCGCAGAGCCGGTCATAGACGCCAGCGCCGACACCGCCAACGTCGATGAAGAGCTTGACCGGCTTGTCGCTGTCTAAAACCTGCTTGCACCAGCCGGCGGCCTGCATGGTGTTGAGCCCGCCCTTGCGCTCGACCTTGATCAGCTTGCGGCCCTTTCGCCATGCCATCGCGTGACGGTCTGAGCCGGTCCAGGCGGGATCATAGCCGATGACAAGCGGGCCAGACGCCTCATGCGTCGCCTTGCGGGCTTTGACGATGAGCGGCGCGGGGATGTAGCTGTCGTGGCCGGATTCTTGGAACGCCTCCGATGCGGTGGCCGGGAACTCCTGCTTGAACAGGTTCGCGTCGCCAAGCTCGGCAATCTTCGCCCGGCGCCAGACGATCTGCTCCATGTCGAGGCCCCATGCCTCGCCGTATTGAAGCTCTTCGTCAGTCGGGTCGAAGCCCTCGGGCATCGCCTTGCGATATTCAGCCTGCCAGAACCACGGGACGAAGATGGCCTGATATTCGCTCTTGCCGCTTTCGGCTTCCTGCCATCGCTGGTGGAAGAAGTTGCCGACGCCGTTGGCCGTGCTTTCGAGGATGATCTCGGTGCCGGGCTCGTCGGGAACGGCCTGCATGATGCCGGCGGCATGGCTATCGGCAAAAGGCCAGAACGCGACCTCGGAGCCATGGAATAGCTGGACGGTGGACGAGCGCCCTACCCCGCGCGTTCCCGCTGTGCCAACCTTGTAGCCGCTGTCCAGCTTGTCGAAGAACAGCTCTTTCGCGTTGGCCGCCCCGGTCGATGGCTTGACCGCCGGGTTCATGTGCTCGTGATAGCGGTTGACCATCTCGAACAGGTTGGCCGTCGCGGCGTCCTCATGCGTGAGGATGAAGGTGCGAATGCCGTTCGCATGCGTCGTGCGGTGATAGAACCGCCCGGCGATCAACGTAGAGCAGCCCTGTTGCCTGCCCTTCAAAATCAACGCCCGAACGCGGCCCGTCTTGGCCCGCTGTCCCTCCAGGCGCCCGTGGATATAGTCCTGCGCCTTGTTGAAGATCAGCGGCTCGATCTTGCCGCTTTTGGACCTGATCCTGAGAGCCTTGCCCGCGTAGTGCTTGAAGTCGTCGCGAAGCCGTCGCCGGATCGCGATCTCCTCCTCACTTAAGCTGCGCAAGGGCGTCCTCGTGCGTCAGGGTGATCGAACCCGACATCTCGGTCTGGATCTTGTCTCCGTACTTCTTGGGCCGCAGCTTGCCCGCCATCCACTTGCGAGCATCAACGCGAAGGATGGATCGCCGCAAAGCCTCGCCGTTCTCACGCCAGCCGATGTTGCCACCTTCCTCGTCGTGCTTCTCCATCCAATCGTTGCGGCCATCGTCCGCGATTGTCAGGATGTCATCGAAGAAGGCGTCAGCTTGGGCGTCGCGCGCGAGCGCGTATTGGTCCGCGAATGTGGGGTTTTGGATCAGCCACTTAAACACCGTGCTTTTCGCCGGCATGTCGGCATCGTCGCAAATGCCCCTAAGGCTTTCCCCATTGGCGATGCGTTCACAGATGGCGTCGCACACCTCCTGAGAGAACTCAGTGCGCTTCGATACGCTAGCCATGGCGGTCTGCTTACCTGAGGTTGGCCCGCAGGTCGTATGACGTGCCGGGGGACTTTGTGGCCGAGCTGCCGCCGTATCCGCCTGCGGAGTTTCGGATCATGCTGGTGTCGAGGCTTCCGCCGCCGCCCATGCCAGCAAGGCTCGCGCTCAGAAGGCCGCCGTCATACGGGCTCTTGTTGTTCTGCTGAAACTGGTTCTGCGCGGCGGGGTAGAACATCTCCAGCGAGAGCAGCGGGTCATAGGGGATGTCGCCATATGTCTTGTTGCCATCGGACCAGTTGGGGCCGACGAAGGGCATACGATTGCGACCCTGATCCTCTGCGCGGGCGATCCTGATCCAGTCTTCGGTGCTGTCGTAGATGGTCGGGCCTTGCGGCGCGGGGTCATCGGCCATCTGCTGACGAGGGGCGGCCTCCGGGGCCTTCTCTTCCTCTGCGACAAAGCGCCAGGTGGTGTCCTGTGCGCCTTCATCAAGGATGCCGTCGTTCATCGTACGCAGGCCGGGGCCTGTGTTGACCATGGTGAAGTAGCCTTTTTGGCCCTGCGGGACCGAAGGCATATCCGTGCCGCGATACATCCATCCGTTTTCGATGGGCATGCCGCTGTCGATCATGGACGACGTGGCGAAAACATCCTTTCCGTAGTTGGGATTCGCGGGGTCGAACGGGTCGCCATAGCTTTCCAGATTGCCGGTGGACCCGCGTCCTGTCCGGAATGGGTAATCGCCTTCCATGTCGGCTACTTCTTTCCGTTCTTAGCGGGCTTCATGCACTTACCGGCCTTCTTGCAGGCGGCGGGGGATTTGCATCCGGGGCAGGGCTTCATGGGAGGCTCCAATGCAAAAAGCCCCCGCCGATGTGGCAGGGGCTGGACTGCACCTCAGTTTGTGCAGCATGGATTGGCAGGGGCGCCCGGGTTTTTCACCCTGTCTTATGCCGCATGGTGCACCACGCAAGCACAGAAGCCGAACACGGCCATAGGCGACCCATAAAGCCTGATGCCGAAGCAGAGCAGGAACTCAATCTCTAATGGCGCATCTCGCCACACTGCACATTAGTAGCGCGGCTAGGACGCGGGGTCAAGGGCGAAGCTTAAGGCCGAGCCTCTTCATTTCCCATTCCAAACCAGCAAGCTTCACTTTCCCAAAATTATATTGGCGCAGCCACTCTCTCCGGCCCACCGCCAGAACGTCGCCCACCCTTGCGCCTCTTCCCAACTTTGCAATTAAGCAGTTGGACACCCCAACTGACACCTCAAGCTCATCAATCGGCATCGCCAAAATGTCTTTGTGGGAATCTATCTTTTCCTGAGGCACAAGCGCCAGATATTGCTTGAGGGCGCCGACCGCCGCTTCAACGTCCTCCAGAAGTTTGACTAGATTCGCAGCGTCCGGATTCTTTCCGTTGTCGCTCATCACCCGATCCTCAACCGATGCGCGATTGCGTTACAAGCCAACCGGAAGTTTCCCATCTCGTCATCAGAGCGGGGCTCTCGATCCATGACGCAGACCTGAGTGAGAGCCCGGTTGCCCTCATAGTGCAATCCGCCATCGGCAAGGGCGTCTTGCAGCTCGGCATAGTCGGAGCGAATGCTGGCAATGCGCTCGTCATCGAGATCGGCACCCGAGCCCGTGGAGCTTGCCACCATCTCTGCCGCCAGTGACGGGAACCTGGGGATACTGTTCGTGATGTGCGCCATGTAGCGGATGGTTCGCGTGGTGAAGATGTCTGCCGCTTCGAACTGGCGTTGCGTGATCTGGCCTGAGACGCGAAGGCGCCCGTAGGCATAGCCGAGGCGGGAGTCGGTGTTGCCGAGCCTATGGGGCTGGGCGCGGGCAACCGCGATGATCTGCTCTGGCTTCTCCCCTCTGTCGGTGTGGTGGATCTGGCCTGACGGATAGCGGCGAACGTTCTCTTTGCGCCTCATGCTACGGCCCTCCCCGCCTCATATGCCTCGAACTGCTCTGAGGGATCGGGGACTGCTACGCGGTCCAGATGATCCTTGGAGAACGTCGCAAGGGCTTCCGGGCTGAGGCGCATGTCCTCTTTCGCCATCGCAGCTTGGATGACCTCCGCATCGCGCGGCTTCCACCGTTCGCCCTGCTGTTCCTCGCGGCGCTTCTGCGCCCATTCCTTGGCGCGGGCGGCGCTGCGCTCCCGCTGCTCGTCGCTAGGCTCTTTGCCGTGCGCGTGGTCCGTGGGGGCAGGCAGGCACTCGCCAGCGCGGATGTGCTCGGCCAACAGGCGGCGCGCGCTGGTCTGCGCTTCCAAGTCCTTCTGGACCTCATGCCAAACAGGCCACCACTGGCCGTTAGGGCGCGTCGGCCAGTTGCGGAGCGTGGTCAGAACGATGTCGGCGGGGAAGCGGCGCAGATGCTCCAACCAGATCATGGCCTCGGCCTCGCGGTCGGCCTCCGGCATCATCGCCCGGCCTCGGGTCATGATCCGCAGCGTGTAGAGCGCGGCGCCGATGGCGTCTTCGTCCGCTGGCCGGAGGCTGAACTCGACAGCGGCCAGAGCCTCGCGCTGCTGGTCAGCCGTGGCGCATATCCAGCTCGCCGCTTCCGTCACCGAATAGGCCGGCCCGTCGCTCGGAAACATCATTCGCCGCGCGAACACGGGCCGCCGCCCGCTGATACGCTCCAAGTGTGCTTCCATCCGAGCGTTGGTTTCCTGAGGCGTGAGCTTGGCGAGAGCCGGAGCCGGGGCGACGTTCGGCATCACGGCGAACCCAGTTTCTCCAGGTCGCGAACCAATCAGCTTTCCGAGATGAGGCCCCAGAGGCTGCAAGCCAGTGGTCTCGGAAGGTGGGCTCAATTCGTCGGGTGACGTCATCTCGGGTGAACCCCTCTGCAATTGCGAAATCGATGAACTCGGGCGGAGCACTCCAGTCGGGCGGCAGGCGCGTAGCGCGTGCTCTTCCCGGTTCTTTTCCCGGTTCCTTTTCCCGGTTATCTATATGGGGGGTCACATTCTGACCCCTCGGGGGGTCACATTCTGACCCCTCCCCCGT